TGGCAAGGAAAGCGATGGAGATATTGACTGATTTTGATTTAGACCTGGAAGATTCAACAATGATGGATACAGTCCCACAGGATATGACAACACAGGCACCAGTATCTGTGGACCTAGGTGATTTTTCAGAATTTGAGCAGGGAATTGAAGACATAACATTAAAGTCAGAAGAGAATATCAAGGCATTAATATACGGACCAAATGGTACAGGAAAGACAACTATAGCAGGTACATTTCCAAGTCCTGTATTGATATTAGACGTAAATGAAAGGGGTACAAGAGTATTAGCTTCAGACGACGGTAGATGTAAGAAAAGAGCAGTTGATACTTTTGAGATGTTTGTTCAAGCCTACTGGTACTTAAGGTCAGGAAAACACAACTTTAAGACAGTAGTTATTGATAATGTTACAACTTTACAAGAGGTGGCTATGAGATATATTATGAATAAGGAGGCTGATTTTGAACTATCAAAAGACATGGATATGCCAACTCGAAGAGATTGGGGTGGTCTATCGCAAATAATGAAACGATGGTTAATTGACTTCAGAAACCTCCCAATGAATGTAGTTTTTATAGCCCAAGAGAAGAGAGACAAAGAGGAGGATTTAGACTCAGACGACTCATCAGTTTACCCACAGGTTACACCTTCTGTTAGGGCTATACTAGGGGCTGCAGTTGATATTATTGGGAGAACTTATGTCAATGAAACAGTTAACGCTGAAACAGGTAAAACAAGACTTAAGTTTTGCCTACGAATTGCACCAGGACCGACTTACTTAGCTAAAATAAGATTACCGATAGGTGCTCAAACACCTAAGTCAATAGTCAATCCGACTTATGACGCACTAATAAAAATTATGAATGGTGGCTACAAGCCGAAAGGAGAAAGCAATGGCGAAATTTAATGTAGACTTTACAGGAGTAGGGGAAGGTTTTGTCCTTCCACCTGAAGGAGATTATATTTGTAAAGTAACAGGGGTCGAATTAAAAGATGGGCCAAAAGGCAAATATTTGAATTGGACTTTAACTATTGGAACTGGGGAGTATAAAGGCACTAAGATTTATCATATAACCTCTTTTGCTCCCAATGCTTTATTCAACTTAAGAAACTTTTTGATAGCCTGTGGTAATGAAGTCCCTAAGGCAGCATTCCAAGTAAATACAGATACTTGCGTAGGCAAGGTCGTTGGAGTTACCACATATCATGATGAGTATGAGAAAGATGGCAAGAAGAAAAAGTCATTAAAAATTGATGAGTGTTACAGAGTAGTTAAAGGCAGTAATGGTTGGGTAAGAGTGGATGAAAATAAGACTGCTGCTAATGCTGTATTGACACCTATAGAGGAAGAAGAAGAGATCCTTCCATTCGATTTGGATGATGATGAGATAGATATCTAGGAGGATATTATGGAGAAAACATTAGATATATCTGAAGTAAAAGGTGCTAGAGATAATATCAGGGACTTAAAAGTTTATGGTGATAGTGATACATTTGCCTTATTATGTAAAGCTAGTTCACAGGAACAGGGATGGATGAAATCCACGAAGGTATGTAATGTGGCTGAAGGCTGTGTAATGCAAGTAACAACTCAACAGAGAAATCCTGATGGAAGTTATGCTATAGCTGAAGCATTAACTTATGTACCGTATATGAGATTAGACACAAGTAGTGAACCCAGGAGACTTGTGAGAATATAATGGCAAAGAAACCTGAAACACTTCTCTCAGAAAAAGTCCTCTCTCGGCTTCGAGCTGAGGGGGGTTGGTGGATGAAAGTACATGGGGGTTTATTTCAGGCTGCAGGAATACCTGACATAATTGGATGCTGGCATGGGAGATTTATTGCAATCGAGTTAAAGATGCCCGGTGAGACACCAACTCGATTGCAGGCTCTCACTTTAGATGCCTTGAAACAGGCCGGGGCAAGAACAGGAGTTGCATATTCAGTTAAAGAGGCATTAGATATCAGGGATGAAAATATTTGTTAAAATTTAATAAAAAAGGGGTTGACAAATCATCG